CGGTCAGGTAGATTTCCGTATTGATATATCCGCCATAGTGCCAATTGGCCGCCTGATAGATGTAGCCGGGTTTACCGCGGATGCCGTCGGCCCAGGTAAACAAGACCTGTTTATCCGGCTGATTTTTGCGGAACCATTCCACACATCCGGACAATAACTGACTTTCGGTGTTCCGCGGCAATTCCTCACGACAGCACAGCCGACACAATTCCCAATAGTCCGGTGTATCCAGCGATGGAAACAGCCGCTGGATGGTGTGCCGAGGGCGTACCCCCCAGCCCCAGATAGCCGCACCGCCTAAGCCCTGGGCATCAACAAAGCCCAGGGCCAGGCAGCAGTGCGGAGGGAAGATATTGCTGTAGTGATACTGTCGGCACAGGGCCTTGGCATCGGCAACAGGGATGGCATCAACGGCGATCATGGTGTTTATGCGGCAGCCTTCAAATCGGTAATGACCTTGTCCTTACGCCGATTGTCCGCCGAGGTACCCAGGCCCAATGCGCCGCCCAAGAGGCCAATCCCTATCGGGACCAGCGCCGCAGGATTGAGCGTTCCCTCGGTGGCACTAACGGCAATTAGGCCGACGGTCTCCAGAAGCTGCTGTTTGAACTCATCCTGCCGCTGCAAATCGTCCAGCCCGGCCGCCACACGCTCGTTAAAGGCACGGATTTCCTCATTGAACGCGGCGATCTGCGCATCCAGCTCAATCCGTTGGACGGCAAAGTCCTTCTCGCCGATTAAAGCCTGCCGCTGGAACTCTGCGCTGCTGACCTTGGGCGTTTGACCGTCGGCGGTGGTAATCAATCCCGCCGTTGTCGCCTGGCACCCGGTCAGGTTCAACACCAGTCCCATCGCGAGGATGAAGACCAATACCGAGGCGACGGCGTAGCGATTGTGGTCCACAAAGTTCAGTACGGTGTGTACAACGTCATTTTTCATCTGCGGTCTCCTGTAAATAGTGCTTTCAGTAACGATACATTTTCCTTATCCACCACCACGGCATCCGGCCGTGATGTGTTGTTCTGCATTGGATTAAAGTCTGAGGGTTTGAAGGGTTTGGTTCTCTTGGGGTCACGGTTGACGTTGGCGATCAGGGCTAAAAGGGCTGACGTGTGCTGCCAAGCGTCTTTGGATTTGCCCTCGGCCATCCAGAACAGCTGACGCAGTGTCAGGTCTCGGGGGTCGATGCCGATGGCTCCGGCCAGTTGCCAGACAAGGCCCCATCGACCAGACGGTCCAAATCCATCGTGTCGATTTTTGTTTCGACGGCGGCGGTGGCCTTCTCGATGAGCCGTGCCTGCGCCGCGACCGCCTTGGCCCGATCCATCCGGCCGCGGCTCTGGAAAAAATCCGTCAGTTCCTCATAGAACGCCTTCTGCGCCGCTAACAGTGTTTTGCCGTCAAAGGCGTTTCGGACATCGGCATCCGTGACCTTGTGGGCTTCAAATTGCGATTCGAGCAAGGCACACAACACCTCACCGAGCAGCATTTCATCTGTTCCCAGCCGTGTGAGCAAGGGCGGCTCACCCGCTTCCGGCTGCAAGAGGTCAATCTCCAGCTTGGTTTTGACGTGCATCGCCGTGCCGAGCGTCAGGGTAATCGTCCACGTCCGGCCCGCTGCGTCGTTAAATGTCTTCATTCGCCACCGCCTTCCTGCCCACCGGCCGGTTCGTACCACGAGTCGAATCTGGCCAGCTTGGCGGTGACGCTGACGGTGATGGCCTCTTCCAGCGGCTCATTCCGCGAGAAGTTGGTAATCGACCAGTTGCCCACCGGCCCTTCGGCCAGGCTGCCTTCGACATCGTGTTTTTCAGTCAAGGCCGCCAGCGCGACGGTGCCGTTGGATAGATAGGCGTTCTTGATGGCGGTAAAGGCCGCATCGCCGGGCTTCCACTGCATCTCAAACTCCAGCGTCGCCTCACGCAGGGTCGGGGCCGTCGCCCGCCAGCCCTTGTTGCCGCGGGTGGTGATGTCAGCCTCGCCCGCCTCCATGTTCAAGGTCACATCCTTGACGTTACCGACCAGCGTCAGCGTTGACGGCAGCGTCGGCCCATCGCCGGTGATGGCTGCGCCAAAGTACAACGCCGCGTTCATCCCTAACAAAAAGTCCATAATTTAAAACTCCTTTCAGTCGTTTGGGCTTCCAGCCGCCAGCGGCCAGCCTTCAGTAGGGTTTATTTCACAGAATCCCGCCACAGTGCGGGGAGTGTTGCTTTTTCTTTTTCAAACGCCGGCCCCATGTACGGGCGGGGCCGGACGGTCACTTTGGTGTTATCCTTGCCTCGGTCCAGCATCACCGTGCCGCCGTATTCGAGGGCACTGGGCGCATCGCCGCGGTTGTTCTCCGTCAGCCGCATCGGGCCGATGACCACGCTCTTTCGGCTGGGCTCATAGCTAAAGAAGATAAACCGCTTCAAAAGCCCGGTATGGCTGGAAGGCGGCTGGCCCGGCGCAGACGATGCTTTACGCTTTCGGATACTGCCCCTGGCCGAGCGCCGCACGAACGCCCCGAACCGCGAGAATACCTTTCGTGTGGCCTTGTCCACAGCACCGAGCACCGTGGGGCTGTCAAAGAACAGACGTGTAATCTTTATTCCGCTCATTCGACCAGCACCCGCCCGTTGAGCGTCGGCAGCATATCGCTGAATGATGCGCCGGTTTTCATGTCAAACAGGAACGCGACGGCATTGGGTGCATCCGGTGCGGTATTTTTGTCCACATCGACAACCGGTGCGTAATACAGCGTGCCGTACAGCGTCTTGACATCGGTCGCCGGGATCATCACCCGCCAGTCGCCGCTTTCCGGATGTCGTGTGGCGGCGATACGGCCCTGGGCAAATGTTACGCTCGCCGCACACTCGCCGCTGGTGGCATGCAGGACGTTGCCGGTCTTATCCTCACGAAACACGACGGTTAACGCGTCCTCGCCGCCATAGGGGATGACCAACATTCTGTTTTCATAGCGTTTTGACATGACAGTCTCCTGTGCTTATCGTTTTCGGTACAGCGACCGGTACAGACCGGGCAGCTCGGACGGGGGCGCTTGTCTGGGGTCTAAATATGGATAGCCATTGTTAATCACATTCGCCGGGTCAATATTCCACAGGGCTTGGAAGTTCCAGCCGGGATAGCTGGTTTTGTCCTTCGCTTCTGCAACCGACAGCCGCTGTCCGTGTACGCTCGTACTTGCTGCATCATCGCTGACCCAGTAGCAATTCTTGACGATGGCCGTCTCGCTGTTGGTATAGCCGCTGAACTGGCCGACATTGTTTCGGCCCGTGGCCAGCCCTGTCGAATAACACCGCTCGACACGCGCCTCATCGCCAATCCCCCCGGCAAAACCGCCGATACTGTCATTGTTGCCGCCCTGTACCGTGCCGCGGGCATAACAATCCTTCACGGTAGAGTTATAGCTGATCCCGCAGGTAAACCCGCCCGCCGAGTGCCGGTTGGTGCCCGTCATCGACACGGACACATCCGCCCAGCTGCGCCGTGCATGTCCGACCACGCATTGGCCAATCAGCCCGCCTGCGGTATAGTTGGTGCCAATGACCGTGCCCGTTGCCGAGCAGTCTTCGATACGCCCGCCCGCGGTGACATGGCCGACCAAGACCCCCGTTGCCGAATTGCCGCGCACATACGCATTGCGGAGGTGGGTGTTTTTAATCTGACGCGGCAGATGGTTATATCCGTAGGCCGACAGCCAGCCGAACAGGCCGCAGCCGGTCAGCGTGTTGCGATTGATGTAGAGCCCGGTAATCTGAAACCCCTGACCATCATACCGCCCGACAAACTGTTTTGAGGAGGTGCCGATGGGGGTAAACCCCGCGGATGTCCAGACGCTTGAATCATAGTTTCCGCTGCCGGGATTGGTCGGCGATGCGTCGATAGTCTGGGTTTGCACATATTCCAAATCCATAAAACCGGCCAGCTGAATCCCCTGCAGCTCATAGACCGTGCTGATGGTCACCTTACCAATCGATTCGGTAATAACAACAGCAGGGCTCCAGCCGGACAGCGGAAACACCCACGGATTGCCCTGACAGGCCGCGAGGGTTTGTTCGTTCGTGTCCTCAAAGACCCACGCATCGTTTTTATACAGGATAGAGACTCCGCCGCCCAATCGGACATAGCCCGACCATGTGCTGTAATACACCCCATCCCCGGTGCCATCAAAGCCCTGGACCTGAATCCGGGCAGGTTTGTAGGGGGCAATATCACTGTAATCCGTGATAATCATGCCGCCATTGTCAAAGCTGCCGTTATCGGCCTCCCAGCCCGACAGAGGGAAATTGTCCTCATCGCCGCCGGTATTGACAAACATCGACACGGCACTGTTGCCGTCCCAATACCACAGCGCCCAGCCCCTCTGTTCCCAATAGTCAATCCAGACATTCCAGTTTTCGACGTGATAGTATTCCCCGTAGTTTTTCTCAAAATAACCGTTTAATAAAGACGGGAGAAGGCCCTGGATGTGAATTTTTGTGGGAATCGCCATTACGCCCGCTCCTTTTCGATGGGGTCAACCGGTATGACAGGCTCTTTCTCAGCCTTATCCATCGCCTTGATTTGGGCCGTACAGTCCAGGGCATTCCGTTTGAGTTTTGACAGTTCCTCCCGGATAACCAGTGCGGGGAATTG